TTCACCATCTCCCATTTGCGCACATCAAGTTTGCGCGTGACAGGCTGTGTCATCGTGACTTTGTGTGTTTCCAATGTGTGGGTGATTGAACCTTCATCCTTGGCTTCAAGCGCCGCAGTCAGTTCTTTCTCGATTGCCAAGCGGCGCATGTTTGCTGCTTGCTCTTCCGCCTTAGCGGACAGCCAATCGGCTGCTAGTCCGTCGATGTTGCTCATCTCGCAACTCCTTATTTCTACTTCTCAACGTGATAACCTTTACAAATTAAAGACACTCATGTAAAGATTTATTTGCAATTATTTTTAATATGGGGCAAATTATGGAAAATCTTATCTCTCTAAAACGCATCAAAGAGATGCTTGAGGATCGCCGCCTGACGGTGGTGGCAGATCGCTGCGGAATGTCCTATCCTACAGTGCAAAACGTGGCAAACGGCTCTGAGAATGTCAGCCTGCGCACTTGGCGCAAGCTGTCTGATTACTTCACGCCGACCATCGATGAATGATTGATGGTCGTCCCTTGCCGCCCTCTGGCTTGCTGATCATCTTTTCAATCGTGTAATCTTCGCACACCATTGCAAGCACGCCATCCCGCTCATGCTTCTTCAGGTTCCCGATCTTTGGAACTTGCTTTATAAGCTCATTCATTTTGAGGCCAGATGGGCCAGCTTCTTTGATGGCCTGCGCTATCTTTTTGCGGATCTCATCCGTTCCGCCTTCGCTGATATTCATGCTCATGGCTTCAAGCGTTTGGCGCAGGTAGAAGTCAACGTAATCAATCGACCATTGGACGGCTATCTCGTTGATCTCGCGCTCGCCCATGCTGTGAGCCACAATCAAACTCAGGCGCATGGCAATCTCGCGGGAGCGGTTCATCATGTCAGCGAGGCTCACCGCGTCCATTGCGTTTTGACGATCCGTAATCGTCTGCTCATATTCCCTGAACAAAGCGCGCGCCGTTTTGCTGAACGGAATAACAACAGGCTCAGGCGGGAACTCATGACCCTGATCCGTTAAATTGCCAGCCCATTCACCGACAGCCGATGACGAGACCTTCGCCCATTCAAGCACGGCGGTTGGCACATCCACTTGCTCTGGAATGCGGCTCAACTCGCGCGGCCTTTTGCTTTCCACAATCAAGAGGCGGTTGAGAAACCCGCTCGCCATGTCTTTTGATCCGATGGCGTCATAAAAGGTTTCTGGCGTGGTCATGCCCATCATCGTTATGGACGGCGATTTAACTTGAACCTGCATGGCCTTTTTCTGCGTCTCATTCAGGCTCAGGGTCGCATAGCCCAAGTTTCGCAGTGTCTTGGTTTGCCTCCCAAATGCCTCCATAAGCATGACCATTGCATCGGCCTTGTGTTGATTGCCCTGCGCTGCGGCGCTCTTCAGATACGATCCGAACTCATCAATCACAGTGATGTGGCACGGCTTATCGCATAGGGCCGACAAGACGCCCGTGGATGACGTGTAGCCATTGGGGCCGCGCATATCCAAAAGACCCGCCTGTTCCAAGACATCCTCAATCACAGTATTCGCGTGCTCTTTGCCCGTGCCTGTCTTGGCCACGTTCAAGAAATAGAGGCTGGTCATGTTGCGGTTGTCCGTCACAAACCGACGGCCCATCACAACCGATCCCAGCGCCAGAGCCGCCTGCACATCAAATTGCGGCTGGCGCTTGATGCATGTTTTGGCCGAATACGCCACTATCTCGGACAAAACACCCGGAACTGTCAAAAGGTGGCTTGGAATACCTCCAGTTTCTGCCTTTGCCTTGCCCATGATATTGGCAGCCACGATCGCTCCGTGGCGCATGGCTTCCCTGTCTTCCTCAGTCGGCCCTTGGGGCAAGCTCTTGAGGTTTAGAAAATCCGCAGCGGCCTTCACCGCCGCCCCAGCGTTCCCCATGTGCTGATACTGGCAAAACACCTCAAACGCATCAAAGCTGTGCTCCAAATCAAACGGATCGCTTGCGTGGTGGCTATACGCCCGCCCGTCATCAAATATCACAACGCCCGCAATCTTGCTCGTGCTGTTGGGTGACAGCCAGCGATTGCCGATCTGCCTATAGCCCGCATCTGTCAAAGCCTGCGCCATTGGCACAGCCTCGTTGTATTTGCCAATCACGTCTTGGCTTTCGTTGCCGATCCGCCGCGCCTTGGCCGAGGGCGGCTTAAACTCAGGTGCGCGCCGCCAAGGGCATAGGTCAGCCAGTTGCGGCCTAAAACGATCCCATTGCCGCCAGATCGTCAAAAGCTGCTCAGGGATAGGCGGCAACCCGTTTGCTATGTCAGCGCCCGCCCATGTGTAAGGTTGGCCTGTGTCGGGATGAATTGAGGGCGGCAGGACATCCTGAACGGTTCCAGCCCTAAGCTCAAACACAACCTCAGTGCGGCGCGGTTCACCATCAACAGGCCAGCTTATCTTGCGGGTGGTCAAAGGCTCGCCATCAGGGGCCGCAAATAACGCCTTCCCCCGATCAGGACGCCCAACAATCCGAGGCGCACTTGCAAGGATGGCATCAAGGTCAATCCCAAGCCCCTCAAAGATCGTGCGCGTGTTCAGCATATGATCAATATCAAGCGCCACCGTCCCGCTAAGGCTGTGAAGCAACCCGATGTTGTGGCTCGGGTTGGCATCCCAAAAGTCTGGGGCCGTGGCCTTGGTCTGCCAGCCGAACGTGCTCGGTGCTTTGCTCCCCGCTGGAATGGCCACAAGGGCAAAACCAAGGTCTGCATAGTGCTTGGCAAAGTCGGCTGTTGTTGATAGATTGTGGCTCATTGAATCCATCCTCCCTTTTAGGTTTCAATCACGCCCTCGGCTGTTAGCGCAGCGCGGGGGCTTTTTCTTGCCCAAGTCATAGCGCTTATAAAATGTGAAGGTCAAGGCTCAAAGACTAAATTCTAGTGATGGCTTGATCAAGGGGGTATAAAATTCGTGCCAATTTAGGGCGGCAAGAATAAATAAAGTCAGGTGGAGGAACCCCAATGAAACAAGGGGTGTAGTAGTAGTATTATATATATATATATATTATATTATTATATTAGTAGACCTCTCTCTCTCCTCTCTTTTCATGTCTCTCACCGTGTATATCCATTAGAGGACTAAATTTTAGTATTTAATGCTAAGGGGTTTGAGGGCTTGCCAGTAAGAGCGGCTTGGCGGTAAACCTGCAAAGGCAAAACGGAGGTCACAAATTGAACAAGCGAACAGAAATACTCGAAGAGGCCGAAAGGCTGATCAACGGCGACAGGCAGGATGACTATGGTGATGCAGCCGAGGGCTTCCAAGCCATTGCCCAGATGTGGACAGCCTATCTTGGCACGGCAATGAATGGTCGGGATGTATGCAACATGATGGCCCTGCTCAAGATCGCCCGACTGCGTAACGGGCCGCACGCAGATAGCTCGATTGATGGCGCTGGCTATTTAGCTCTTGGCGCAGAGCTTGGAGGCTGATAGGGTGTGATGGCATACAGCGCCCTTCCTCCCTGTTGTATGCCTCTCCAAACTGCTCTAGGCTTCGTGCCTAGAGCTTTTTTCTTTGGAGTGTAGCTTTGGACTACGAAATAGATATGAACACGGTTGACCCTAAGGTTGTTGGCCAAATGATCTCGGTGCTGTGCGAGGCTATGCTGAAGGCTGACCATATAGATCCGACAGTCGATGAGTGCGTCATAGCCTTCTCTCGGATGACCGAGATGGTGCTGGACGATAAGGCGGATACTTTGGTGCATTGAAGCAAACGCAAAAACAGGATAGAGTGGACGGCATGAAAAAAGATACACCTCAGAAAAAGCCAGTTGGAAGGCCAACAGACTACTCGCCAGAAGTAGCAGAAAGCATCTGCGTATGGCTTGCTGGGGGTAAATCACTCAGGTCATTCTGCCGCAAGAGAAACACTCCAGACCTTTCAACCATCACAAGATGGATCATCAAACACGATGAGTTTCGCAAGCAATACGCGGAAGCGCGCGAGGCTGCTGGATACGCCCACGGCGATGAGGTTAAAGAAGTTGTCGAGATGTTGCGCGGCGGATTGATTGATCCAACCACCGCAAAAGCCATGATGGACGGCCTCAAGTGGTCAGCCGAGCGCATGGCGTCAAAAGCATACGGACCCAAGCAAGATGTCAATCATACCTCCAGCGATGGCAGCATGACGCCGCCCAAGACCGTTGTGCTGCGTGGCGTAAAGCCAGATGACGAAAGCTGAGATAAACCTCCCCGACAAGGTGCTGGATGTATTCGCCCCAGAGCGCGGATCGGTGCTATATCGGGCGCTCTTTGGCGGGCGTGGATCGGCCAAGTCACAATCGGCTGCAATGATGGCGGCTTACTGGGGTTATGTTGAACCCATGCGGATCCTCTGCACCCGTGACCTGCAAGCCAGCATCAAAGACAGCTTTCACCGCGAGCTGAAAGACGCAATCGAGCGCACGCCTTGGCTTGCCGCCCATTACGATGTTGGCGTTGACTACTTGCGCGGCAGGAACGGGACTGAGTTTATCTTTCGCGGCCTGCGTCACAACACATCGGGCATCAAATCCCTGGCGGGCGTAGACCTCACAATCGTTGAGGAGGCCGAGGACGTGCCAGAGGATAGCTGGCTTGCTCTTGAGGCGACCGTATTCAGGCAAAGCAAGTCAGAGCTTTGGGCGGTATGGAACCCGCGCACAGAGAATAGCCCCGTTGACAGACGCTTTCGCAAGACGCCTCCAGAAAAGGCGCTGATCTGCGAAATCAACCACCAAGACAACCCGTTCTTTCCAAGCGGCCTTGAGATGCTCAGAAAGCGTGAGCAAACCCGCCTCGATCCTGCCTCCTATGCTCATGTCTGGGAAGGCGCATATCTTGAAAACAGTGACGCCCAAGTCTTCGGTAACAAGTATGAGATTCGTGACTTTGAGCCGCAATCAACTTGGGACGGCCCTTATTTTGGTCTCGACTTCGGCTTTTCCCAAGACCCCACTGCCGCAATCGAGTGTTATATCAGCGAGGATAAGCTCTACATCCGCCGCGAGGCTGGACGCGTAGGGCTTGAGCTGGACGACACAGCGCCCTTCGTGCTGGGCCGAATTACCTTGATGGCATTGCACGCGGTAAGGGCCGACAGCGCACGCCCTGAAAGCATAAGCTATCTCCAGCGCCACGGCATCCCTTCAATCACTGGCGTGAAGAAGTGGGCGGGATCCGTTGAGGATGGCGTGGCCTTTATTAAATCGTTGGAGCGTGTTATCATTCACAGCGATTGTCCCGAAACCGCCTGCGAGTTTCGGCTCTATTCGTATAAACAAGACCGTTTGTCGGGAGACATCATGCCAAAGATCGTTGATGCAAATAACCACTACATCGACGCTTTGCGCTATGCCTTGCAGCCTATGATTGGCGGACACGGTGACACAACATTCGGAGTGCTCTAAGCATGGTCTGGCCCTTCAAGCGAAACAACATCCACCAGGAAGCCAAGCAGCACCCGACTGGAGCCGCCTTCGTCGTTGGCGGCGGCACGGGATGGGCTGCAAGCAATGATAAGCGCAGCTACATCAGCGAAGGCTATCAGCAAAACGTGATCGTTTACCGCGCCATTCGTGAGGTGGTCGAGGCGGCAAAGTCTATCAAGGTCGAGCTATATCAGGGCGAAAACCTTGTCACAAAGCATCCAGCGCTTGACCTGTTGTCGCGCCCGAACCCGTGGCAGGCGTATGAGGCGTGGCTTTCAGAGATGATCGTCAATCGCCTGCTCTTTGGCGAGGCGTTCTGCATTGGAACGCCAGAAGGCAAGTTTGCCGAGATGTGGCCGCTCAATCCCGTTGATATGGAAGTTAAGGCGGGATCAAGCGGATTGCCCGTTGCCTATATCCACAAGAAAGGCCGCTCAGAGACATATTTTAAAGTCGACCAGGTGACTGGCGAAAGCGAGGTCTTTTTCCTCAAGACCTACAATCCAGACAATTACTGGCGCGGCCAATCGCCCCTAATGGCGGCGGCGCTTGCAGCCGATACGCACAACGCTGGATCAGTTTGGAATTACAGCTTGTTGAAGAACGGCGCGCGCCCCAGCGGCTTGATCCGCTTCAAGGGCGGTTATCCGAGCGGCGAAATGGTGCAGCGGATGCGCGAATACTTTAAGTCGGCCATAACGGGCGCTGGCAACAGTGGTGAAATCCCGATGCTTTCAGATGACGCAGATTACGTTGAAATGTCCAAGACGCCGATGGATATGGACTTCCTCAACACGATGAAAGAGACGGCCAAGTATGTCTCAAGCGCATTCGGCGTTCCGCTTCCACTGGTCGACAATGACGCCAGCACATTCAACAATCTGGAGCAGGCCAAGGAGCGGCTTTACACCGATACGGTCATTCCATTGATGAATGAGTTTTTCTCTGAGCTTTCAGCATGGATGCTTCCCCGCTTTGGTGACGGGCTGCAATTCAAGCTGGATCTGGATAGCGTGCCAGCGCTTGAGGGCATCCGTCAAAAGATGTTTGACCGCGCAGTATTGGCATTCGAGAAGGGCGTTCTCACCCGTGAGGAAAGCCGTGTGATGATGGGCTTCCCTGAGCAGGGCGAGGGCGAATATACGCCGCTTCTTTCCCCAGCAATGGAGGCCGAAAATCAAGAGCGTGAGGGTAAGTCACTAAGCGGGGCGGAGCTTCTGCACCGAGTTGCCTATGGCGGTTGATCTGGACGCACTGGAGGACGCAACGTCTCCCATAATCGAGCGCACGCTTACTGACATCATGGGGCAGATGCTTGCCAGCTATGAGCGGGATGACTTTGTGACAATGCCTGCCGATGCGCGTGAGAGCCTGAGCGCCATGCTGGACGAGGTCTACGGCGTATCCATGCGTGAATCGGGCCAGCCAGTGATTGACGGACTCAAAGATTGCTTTCCCCAGATTGAGACAAAGCAGGACGAGGACGCTCTATTCCAGCGCCTCATTGAGCAGTATATCGAACAATACGGCGCGCAGAAGGTTCAACAAATCCTTGAGACAACCCGCAAGCAAATCATGGGCGTGATCCGTGAAGGGCAGCGTGAGGGATTGGGCGTTGAGGCCATTGCAAAGCTGATGCGCGAGGCAATCCCTGAGTTTTCCCTCATTCGCTCTCGCGTCATTGCCCGCACTGAGACGCACGGCTCAAGTCAATTCGCCCAGATCAGAACGGCGCAGCAATCAACCCGCCCGCTTGTGAAGCAGTGGAACAGCGTTGAGGACACCCGCACGCGCACATTCATTGACGACGACCGATACGACCACCGCGTGATGGACGGCCAGCGTGTGGCACTTGAGCAACCTTTTCTTGTGCCGACCATATTCGGAACAAAAGAGCCGCTCATGTTTTGCGGCGACCCGAACGGCTCGGCGGGCAATGTTATCAACTGTCGCTGCGCCTTGACGTTCAGGCGGGCGGATAGGAATTGACGCCTATCTTTCCAAGTTTGCAGTTTGCTGTTATACTCACCCAGAACTTTGCAAAGCGAGATACACATGACTATTGAGCAGAAGAGCTTGAGCCTTGACGTCAAGGCCGTCGGAGAAGAAGGCCAGATCGAGGGATATGGCGCAGTCTTTGGCAACCGTGACAGCTATGGCGACATCATGGTCAAGGGCGCTTTCACCGAAACGCTCAAGGGCCGCAAGCCCAAGATGCTCTGGCAGCACAATATGCTTGATCCGATTGGAACTTGGGACGAATACGCCGAGGACGAGCGCGGGCTTTACATGAGGGGCCGCATTGCAATCAAATCCACAAAGGGCCGTGACGTTTACGAGCTAGTCAAGGCTGGTGCGATTGATGGCCTATCTATTGGCTATGTGACAAAAGATTATGAAATGAAAGGCGGCGCTCGCTTGCTCATGGCCGTTGACCTTTTCGAGGCTTCGCTTGTGACAATGCCAGCCAATGCGGCTGCGCTGGTCACTGGCGTAAAGAATGCTGACGTTCGCGACATCGAGGCCGCGTTGCGTCAAATGAGTTTCAGCCGATCAGAAGCCAAAGCAATGGCATCTGCGGCATGGAAGCGGCGCGAGGATGTTCTGCGTGAGGCAGGTGCCCTTGTTCCCGAGGCCGATCAGCGTGACGTTGACGAACTCAAAGCCCTACTGAAATCAACCCTGCTTAATATCGGAGGTCAAAATGACTGACTTTGCAGAAATCAAGGGCTTGGTCGAGAAGATC